ATGTAGAGATTCTTTTTGTGGGTGGTTGGTAACATTCCCCAATTCGGGTTGGCTCCGGAGAGGATAATCAAATTTTCACTAATATCAAAAAGATCTGAATAATCTAGTCTTGGGTAATAATAAAAGTTGTCAGTTGAGCGAGTGACCAGTTCATATATCTCTTTTAGCCCATCGTTATTTTTTGCTAAAAACGACATGTAGTTATGAGCTTGCTTCTCTCTAGAACGAGCATCATCTACAAAAGCAATTTCAACTCCATATATTGGCTTTTTGTTTGCAGCTTCACAGGCATCTCTGAAAGCGATATGTCCCCAAGTCCCAGAGTCACAGAGCCCAATAGCATCTCCTTCGCAAGCCTTTATAATTTTATTTATTGGCCCATAGGCTGTACGAAATGAGTATTCACTTCTTATTTTTAAGTGCAGCATTTACTTTTTCTCTTCCTCGGTTGGCAATAGATTCCATTATGAATGTGGCTATATCTTTATCACGGCACAGAGCAAGTTCTATTCCCTGGCATTCAATGCTGTATATTTTTCCTTGAGTGGTATTGCGCTCTAGAACAATAATTTTATTCATATGCCTCTCTTTCTTTGAAAAACTATTATAAAATAAAGTGCCTTTCTTGGTGTTAAATTAGCATTATTGATAATTGAAAATCCACCATTTTTTAAATTCTTCAAACATTTATTAAATTTTTCAATTCTTGATGGTGAAACAAAAGGCTGATGGAACTCAACACATAGGAACTCAAGACCAGCATTAAATTTAGCATTTGGCAATATTTCATATTCACAACCTTCAATATCAATTTTAATTACCCTTGGATTTTTAGTCATCATCAATTCATCAAATGAAACAGAATCAGCGATTTTGTAATATCCTTCTTTTCGACTTGAGTAAAATTTCTTTTCCCTAGCTGTGGCCCCTGTTGAATTTTCAGGTGTCGAAACAAAAAGTTGTTCCCCATTGCTTTTCCAAACAGCTTTATTTTCGATCATTATATTTTTAAACTTTGAAGTTCTAGATAAAGAGATTTTATAAGACATCGGGTGTGCTTCATAACAAAAAACTTCATCAAAAAGATGTGATGCTTCGATCGCGAACTCTCCTATGTTTGATCCTATATCTAAAATGCAACCACCTTTACCATAAAGATTAAGATAGCGTATATTTGATTGAGCATCTTCTATTGCTCTTTTAAGATTTCCACCACCCCAATCAGCATTTTCATGATCCCAATCAACAACCTTTTGTCGCCATTTAGCCATCTAAATTTCCTCTTTTTTTATACCACCTGACAATTTCAATAAGTGCACGCACATCAGCTATTGATCTGTGCGCACCTTTGTGTTCTTGCCCTGTAACCTCAAGATAGATATCACCAAGTTTACGTTTTTTGTTCCATATTGTTTCGCCAACTTCAACTGTGCAGATTTGATCTGGTGGCCAAGGAAAACTTGTAACTCGCTCTATCCTCTCCAGTTCAAAA